CACGTTTACATGAGCGCTAAGCTGGAAAAGAGCCAAGACGAGATGGGGAAGTTACTCTACAATCCGGGGATGCCCGGCAAGTCACTGACGCAGGGTCTGCCCTATTTCTTTGATGAGGTGCTGGCGCTGCGTGTCGAGCGTGACGCAGACGGCGCAACCCAGCGCGCCCTGATGTGTGACGGCGACGGCGCATGGCTCGCTAAAGACCGCTCCGGCAAACTTGAGACTTGGGAAGCGCCCGATCTCGGTGCCATCATCGCGAAGATTGGCGGTGCAGCATGAGCGATACATTTGGCCCGGCGTTTCCGACAACACCAGAAAGCGCCGAACGTCTTGGTTGCACGTTTACGCACGAAGATGTTGGTCTTACAAAGCGCGATTGGTTCGCGGGACAGGCTTTGGTGGGGTTGATTGACCCCGCTTGGGTAACAGACATTGAACACGCGGCGGAATACGCCTATCGCGTTGCCGACGCTATGCTCATCGAGCGCGCAAAATGACCGTCTCAATCTATCAGCAATGGCTCAACGCCAAGGCAATCGAGACCGCTGCAATCAAGACCCGGCGTGATCTCGAAGACGCGATGGTTAAGAGCCTTGGCATTGCCGAGAATCTTGATGGCACCGTCAACGTCGATGCGGACACTTACAAGGTCAAGATTGAAGGCCGCATCAACCGCAAGATCAACGCTGACAAGCTGCAAGAGTTGGCGGCTGAGAATGGTTTGACCGAGCATCTCGCAAGCCTGTTCCGCTGGAAGCCGGAAATCAACGCCGCCGCTTGGAAAGCAGCCAAGCCGGAAATTACCTCCCCACTGCTTGACGCAATCACGGCAACGCCGGGGCGTCCTTCTTTCACCATCACCAACAAGGATTAATGACATGGCATTTCTTGAAGAAACTTTCGTTGCTGACGATCTTCCCCAGTCCGACCGCAGCTACGATCTGCTGCCCGAAGGCTGGTATGACGCCACGATCAGCAAGGCCGAAGTTGGCAACACCAAAGCTGGCACCGGCACCAAGATCGACGTTCGCTACGACATCACCGGGCCGACGCAGCAGGGGCGGGTCATTTTCGCTAGCCTCAACATTCGCAACCCTAATCCAGAAGCGGAGCGCATTGGCCGCGAACAGCTTGGCGAACTGATGCGGGCTATCGGCCTGACCAAGGTGCAGGACTCCGACGAACTCATCGGCGGACAAGTCTGCATCAAGGTCAAGATCAAGAAGGCATCCGCCAAGGACATCGCCAACGGTTATACGCAAGACCGTAACGAAGTCGGCGGCTGGAAGGCGATCAGCGGATCAATGGCCGCAATGCCGAAGGCTTCGATGCCGAAGGTCGCCGCAGCACCATCTGCACCAGCCAGCGCAAGCGCCAAGCCGCCTTGGGCTAAGTAAGAGAGTTTTCCCCCCGGCCTACTGGGGACTTAGGCCGGGGGGATGCCTCAACCGCAGCAACGGGAGACTGAGCATGAAACTGCCCGAGCCGATGAATACCATAACAAACCTAATTGACCAATACCACAAAGCGCAAAGCGAGCGACCGCGCCCGCACATGGGTTGCAGCGTCCTTGACCACCCTTGCGACCGCTGGTTGTGGCTGTCATTCCGCTGGGCCGTGGTGGAAAAGTTTGAAGGCCGCATCCTGCGCCTGTTCCGTCGCGGCCAGAACGAAGAGGAAATCATTGTGCGCGATCTGCGCAATGTCGGCATTGATGTGCGATCAAGCCAAGCGCGGGTGAACTTCGGTAGCCATGTTTCCGGTAGCCTCGACGGCATCATTGAAAGCGGTGTGCCAGAAGCGCCAAAGAAACGCCACGTTGCGGAGTTCAAGACGCACTCGAAGAAATCCTTTGACGATATGGTCAATCACGGAGTCGAGAAATCCAAGCCGATGCATTACGTCCAGATGCAAGTCTATATGCACGGCACCGACATTGACCGCGCGCTTTATGTGGCGGTCTGCAAAGACGATGACCGGCTCCATATCGAGCGTGTGCGCTACGACGCTGACGTTGCTACCAGAGCGGTTGCGCGCGGCCAGCGCATCGCACTAGCGGATCGTATGCCAGAGCCTCTCAGCGGCGATCCTAGCTGGTATCAGTGCCGTTTCTGCGCGGCGCATAGTTTTTGCCACAAAGCCGCGCCAACTAAACAGGCCAACTGCCGCACTTGCGCGCACAGCACGGCTCTGGCTGACTCTACATGGCGCTGCGAGCGGCACGACGCCGATAACATCCCGGTTGATTTCCAGCACACCGGTTGCGACGATCACATCATTCACCCCGATCTGGTGCCGTGGCCGATGATCCCGAGCGATGATGGGCATTCTGTCATGTGGAAGATCGGCGACCGGGTGATTGAGAATGGAGCCAACGGCTACAAAAGCCGCGAGATACTGGCGAACCCGGACGTTTGCGGCACCGATGAGGTCGAGGCGATGAAGCGGGTATTTCCTGATGCGGAGGTGGTGGGCTGATGCTTCGTGACTATCAGCAGCGCACCATCGACCAGCTTTACGCTTGGTTCGCGGCAGGCAACGCTGGCAACCCGTGTCTGGTGTTGCCAACCGGCAGCGGCAAGAGTCACATCGTTGCGGCGCTCTGCAAAGACGCCATTCAAAGCTGGCCCGATACCCGCATATTGATGCTGACCCATGTTCGAGAGCTTATCAGCCAGAATGCCGCCAAGATGCGAGAGCATTGGCCCAACGCGCCGATGGGGATTTATTCTGCCGGGTTAAATCGCAAGGTGTTGGGTGAGCCGATCACGTTTGCCGGAATCCAATCGGTGCGGACAAAGGCGCAACAGATCGGTCATGTGGATCTCGTCATCATCGACGAATGCCATCTGGTGTCGCACAAAGATGAAGGCGGCTACCGGGTGCTGTTGGCCGATCTGCTTGCCATCAATCCGGCGCTGCGTGTGGTGGGCCTGACAGCTACGCCATACCGGCTGGGGCATGGCCTAATCACCGACGCGCCTGCGCTGTTTCATGCGCTGATCGAGCCGGTGTCGATTGAGGAACTGATCTATAAAGGCCACCTGTCCACGCTTCGCAGCAAGCCGTGTCAAACATCATTTGACACTAGCGGCGTCCACAAGCGCGGCGGGGAGTTCATCGACAGCGAATTGCAGGCGGCGGTCGATACTGATGAGAACAATCTAGCCGTTGTTGAAGAGGTCATTGCACGGGCTAGCGACCGCAAGGCTTGGTTATTTTTTTGTGCCGGTGTCCACCATGCCGAAGCCATTGCGGCGCTGCTGGGTCAATATGGAATCGCGGCAGCTTGCGTGACAGGCGCAACACCGAAAGCGGAGCGCGACAGGATTTTGACGGATTTTAAGTGCGGGAAACTCCGCGCGCTAACAAACGCCAATGTGCTTACGACCGGCTTCGACTATCCCGACATCGACCTGATTGCCATGCTGCGCCCGACAATGAGCCCGAGCTTGTATGTCCAGATGGCCGGGCGCGGGATGCGGGTCAAAAGCCACACCGACCATTGTTTAGTGCTGGACTTCGCCGGGGTTGTGGCAACGCATGGCCCAATCACCGCCATAGAACCCAGAAAGCGCCGTGGCGAAGGTGATGGCGAAGCGCCGGTCAAGGTCTGCGATGCCTGCAATGAATTGGTGCATATCAGCGCCAAGGTTTGCCCGACTTGCGGCGAAGCCTTCCCGGCACCTGAGCCGGTGGAGTTGACGCTGCACCACGATGACATCATGGGCGTAGAGGCGGCAGAGATGACCGTGCAAAGCTGGCAATGGAGGCGACACACCAGCCGGGCCAGTGGCAAGGATATGCTGCTAGTGTCCTATTATGGTGGCCTGAGTGACCCGGCGGTGTCCGAGTATTTCCCGGTTACGCACGATGGCTATGCTGGCCAGAAGGCGCTGGCGGCAGTGGCCGATATTGCACAAAGTGGCGGAGTGGCGTTTAGTGGAGCCATCACGCTTGATGATTGGGCCGACCGGCTCAACGCTGGCGCGACACCCGCGACGATCAATTACCGCCGCGATGGGAAGTTTTACAGAGTGCTACGGAGGGGATGGGCATGAGACCAGACAAGCCAGATTTTCTGATCGAATATGAAAAGTGGGTGCGCGCTGGGCCACCGCAATGCTGCCACACCTGCGACCACTTCGGAGGTCGTGGCGAGTGTTTCATATTCAACACACACCCGCCAGCCGAGTTCACCAACAGTCAGGGGGAGTGTGCGGCATGGTCATACGAAGTCCCATTCTGAAGGCTGCGCTCCCGACAGAGCATGAAGAGCAGCGTGATCTGGTGCGCTGGTTCCGCCGCAAATATGGGCCGGTGCGTATCTTCGCCATCCCCAATGGCGGCTATCGCTCCATGACCACCGCAGGCAAGCTGAAGGCCGAAGGCGTTAGCGCGGGCATCCCCGATCTGTTCGTCCCAGCTTGGCGGCTATGGGTCGAAATGAAGCGACAGAAGGGCGGTCGCTTGTCGCCAGAGCAAGCCGACTGGATCGTGTATCTGGAGAGCGTCGGCTACACCTGTCTCGTCTGCCCCGGCTCCGAAAATGCACAGGCCCAGATCGATGCATTCGTTGCTGCGCAGAAATAATGCGTCTTGTGCATTTTTGCTATTTACAAGGTGCGAGAATGCTAATAGGACTGTCTCAACAGCAACGGGGCAGCGCCCCACCACACGGGAGACACCAGATGCCATTCGCCGATTACACCATGACTTTTGAAACGATGAGCGAAGCAATTGCTTGCTACGATCTCAAGCGTCTCCCGGTTCAGGGCCAGTCGTATTATGCCGGCACTCGCTTTGCTGATGACGGTCGCAAGATTCGCGTCTTTGCTCGCAAGCATCACGGCAACGTCGCTCGCTTCACTTTTTCCGAGCGCATGGAGGATTATTCAGCATGACCCGCTACATCACCATCGCCGCGCTGATAGAGCGCGACCGCCGCAATCGCCGCGTTGCCCGTGTAGCCGCCACCGTGGCCGCTGCTGGCCTTGCGCTGGCGATCATCGCCCTGCCAATCGGTTGGATGCTGACATGGTAGACCCAGAGCGCCCCGGCAAGCGCCACCTTAGCTGGCGGCAGTCCGTCGTCGTGATCGTGCTGGCTATCATCGTTGCGCTGGCACCGTGGCTATCCGCCATCCCGTATAGATAGGAGCAGCCCAATGACTTATCTGCAAAAATTGAGGGCCGCGTACAATGCCGCCCGCGCCTCCACCGCACGGGACGATTACGACGCCGTTCTTGACCTTGCCTACGACGCCTTCAGCGCCGCCTACGTTGCCTACAGCGCCGCCGACGCCGCCCGCGCCGCCCTCGCAGCGCAAGAGCAGGAGCAGACCGATGACTGACTTGGAGAGACTGAAGGCCGACCGAGATGCCTGCGGCGCTGCATGGGACGCCGCGCTCGACGCTGTCTCTGCATCGCGCGCCGCACGGGACGCCTGCGAAGCCGCCGACACCGCCCGACTCGCAGCCCACCGCGCCGCCAACCACGCTGCATGTTACGCCTACCTCGCCGCCATCGCAGCGCAAGAGAGGGAGACTGACCAATGACTGAGATCGAGAAACTGACGGCCGCACGGGACGCCGCCGTGGCCGCATGGTACGCCGCCCTTGACGCCTACAACGCCGCGCTTGACGCTGCTAACGACGCCTACCGCGACGCACTCGCAGCGCAAGCTAAGGAAACTGACCAATGAGTAAACCACATGGCCAAGCGCATCATGGACTACGAGATCGACCCGCTATTCAGGACGCCGGGGCTGCCTCGCATCCTGCAATTGCGACAGATCAGG